TCGACAAGGTTAGGGTCGGTAGCTGCGCCTGCAAGAAGAAGAGATATTGCGCTTCCTGGGATAGTCATTTTGCTGCCTCCTGTGTATTACAAAGGTTTTGCCACAAGTCACTGTCACTACTGTTGAACCGCAGTGAACGTGAGATACTATAACCAGTAGGCGCTGCATCGGCAGCAAGCAGTAAAGAATTAATATTTCCTGGAATCATTAGTTTTCTCCTACTTCACATCATTAACCATGCGAGCGCTAATTCTAGAAGCACTTTCGACGTAATAAACAACCACGTCAACTCCCGATGCCGTTGTAGTGGCAGTTGGAGCTGTCCCGCCAGGGAATTTCCATCCAGAGAAGGAAACCAGGCGACTTCCTGTGCCATCTTGCGTTAGCACTAAAGCCCCGCTTTGGCCCGCAGTCATTCCAGACGGCAATGCATAAGTAGTGGTTCCACTCAATGTGGCAGCAAAATTATTGCCCAATGCTAAATTAAGCGTTACAGTTCCGCTTCCAGCAACGCTAACAACTGAACCCCGCTGAGCCGCAGTAAAGCTTTGCGCACTCGCTAGTTGTGCATATCCGCTAATAGTTTGTCCAGAGGCAAATGTAATTGCTCCTGTCATTGTGCCACCAGATGATGGTAGCGCTGCATTTGCTAGATCATAAGCAGTCTTAACTGAATTCGGAGTGGCGGCAGTAGACGTGCTTGTGCTGCTAGTTGAATCCACTAACACAACAACGCCACTCGTCGTCGTGCTTGCTGCTTGAATTTTTGCTCCGTCAATAGCCGCAGTTGGACTGATTTTGGCGTTAGTAATAGTGCCACTAGCAATCATGACACCACTAATTGTGGCCGTATCTCCGGTGGTAATTAATGTGCCACTAAGGTTTGGTAATAATATTGTATTGTCGGCGGTTGGATCTACAGCATTGAGTAAAGTCTCAAAAGCATTATCAGTAGTGCCTTCAAAAGCAATGCCACTACTTGTATTGCTAAGGGTAATTACTCCCGTAACTGTCCCGCCGCTTACGGCAAGCTTTTCATTATCTAATTCATCCAATGCCGCTTGTACATTTGTTGCAGCAATGTTTCCAGCGGGCGTATAGGAAACTTGGTTTGCTGTTACGTTAGTAAGAGTTTGACTAACGTCAATTTCAGTCCATGCGCTTCCATTGGAAAGAATAATATCTGGAGGTGCAAGCGCTACATTTGGTGCATTACCAGTGCCAGTGCCTGCTTCCGAAACAACAAGATAATATCTATTATTTGCAGTGGCGGCAGCAGGCAGTGCTTGTCCAACTACTAAGCCAACAGCAGAACCATCGCTGGTCACAGAAGCAACTAAATTGGTACCTGCATCGTATGTACCGGCGAATACAATTTCACCAACTGAAATACCAATCGGCTGCCAAACGTTGCCGTCCCAAATATAAATATCTCGTGAAAGGCTATTAAAATAAAGCTGGCCAATATATTCTGCAGTGGGTTGATTATCACCGAATTGCGCCGTAGACCTATCGGCCAGTTTGGCGCCCACAATACTTTGAGCAGCTATGCGCGCATTGTCAAGGGTGCCAGTCGTTATCTTGCTGGCATCAAGATTTGGAATATCTGCTGCAATTAATGGGATGGCATTTGTAATGTGCCCTTCAGTATCAAATGTAATGCCGTTTACCACTCCAGATGCAATGGAGTTGGAATGGCCAATAGTTCCCACACCATCCACATCAAGGCCAGTACCGGGCTGAACCGCTCCAGTAATTCCAGATTGAGCAATGGGGAGATCCGCTCCAACAACAGCCCTGGTATGAGTAATCAAGCCATATTCATTAACTGCAACGCCTAAAAAGCCAGAAGCAGTGGAAATAAAATTGTCAATGGCAACAGTGTTGCCACTTAGCGTCAGGCCATTTCCATTGATAATGACAGCTCCCGCTTGGGCCGTGGTAGCAATGGGAAGATCGGAAGATTCAATAGGGCGATAATATACTGATCCTCCAGCTCCAGTCGGCCCAGCTAGGAATTGAGAGCCGGAAGTAGTGGCAGATAAATAACCACTAATGACGGCATTTCCGCTAGTTGTAATAGAAGCAATATTTACAATGCCAGATGCTACACCACTAACAGAAGCAATAGATCCAGCCGCTTTAATAGGAGACCAAGATGATCCATCCCATGCATAAATAAAATCATCTCCAGTTGTAGTAGCAAATTGCCCTAAAAATTCACCAGACGCTGGCAGAGCGCTGTCTACTACATTGACGCTATTGTCTGCCAATAATTGAGCAGTAATTGAATTAAACGCAATATTACCAGACGAAACTGTGCCGCTTGCTAAAGATGTTCCACTAATAGTAACGCTACTAAAATTAACAGCACTTCCAGAAATGGTACTGCCAGAAAGAAAAATTACGCTTCTATTAATTAATGAAGTGGCCTTGATTTTTCGCGTTTCTCCAGTGCCAAGATTAACAACAGCCAACACATCATCGCTTGCCAAATCAGCGGCAGCAAGTTCTGTAAGTTGAGAAATTTTAAGGTCGGCCATAATTCAGCGCTGCTTTTTACGCTATGCCTCACTCTAGCAAGAGGCGGCCAGCAACTAAACCATCTAACAAAAGATCATCTCCATTTTCCTGCAAGATAACATCCAATGGAATAGTACGAGCAAGTAATTTAATTGGTCCCGTTGTAATAAAATCTATTCCAACTTCTATCAATGCATCTGGCGACACTTGCACCCCCGCTTGCGTAACCACTCCAGAAATGTCATACCAAAGCGCGTCGTCAGTGCCGTCTGGATTTAAGCCTCCAGCTCCAGGAGTTTTAAGGAACAATTGAGCCTTAAACTGAGCCCCAATTTCAGTACGCAAAGCTAGCTGTAGAAAATAATTGGAAATATCAATTCCGGTTTCTCCAACTTCTTCTCTGTAATTCCATTGAGCATTAATTCGCCCACTTCCAGACATCAAACTCGACCATTGACTCCTGAATTGATCCATTAATACAGTCGTATCAACATTCTCCCTGGTTGTATTTAATTCCCAAGAAATAGCCCTGCCTAGTATGCGCGGGATATTATTTGCAAGCTCTAGTTCTACATTGTCAATATCATTAGCAAGTGTTTCCAATGGAATAGACGTACCAGTATCTCCAGCCAGACTTGCCTCAAAACTTGAATAAAGGCGTATTCCACCTAGGTCATCAACATTAACAAACCATTTTCCAGAGCCATGCTGATTGCCATCTGACCAGCCACTAGCCGATACAAAAGATAATAATGTGCGATTTCCTGCGGCGTTTATTGGCCCGCGAAATTCTATCTCATCGCCATTATTAAAAGGGCATAATAAATCCACTCCGTTCTCTTGACCAAAATCCAATTGAAGCCGATCTAAATCGGCATTGACATGATTAGCCAATACATTGGTGACAATCTTTGACTGCCCAGTGCGCTGCAGTTCAATTCGCCCTCGATGTCCAAGATAAACACTCATGATTACAATGCAACACCAGCAGGTGCTTGAGCCGTAGGATCGGCAAGGTCTCCCGTTGCCTGGAAATTAATATCTGCTGATACGATTTCTCCCACAGAACTTCCAATGGCTAATGATGTAATAAATGCTTCTAAAACTACTTCTCGCACAGTGTTACCGTCCGCTATTTGTAGCCGCAAAGTAGCAGTTGCTAGTGATGCGTTTCGCCTTAATAATCTGCCAAAAATGCCATCAGTTTCAAAGGCGCCAGCAGCATCTTTGTAATATAAAATTGTGGCACTACCAGTATAAGTAGGAAGATTGGCTACAAAACTTTTATTGGCATCATTTAATGCAGTGGTTTCCAAAAGGTCCAAGTCTGCGTTCATGGACCATGATGTAACCTTGGCGATGGTAGAACCACCGACCACCATTTTCCCATTTCGTCCAGTGAAATAAGTCATAGCACAGTCACCTACTAATTAGTCTAATTGTTCCAACGTGTCTTATTGAACAAACACGCTAATTAAGACCACCTGCACAGTGCTAACACCTCTTTTTACATTGGTAATAGTGGGAGGCTCTTTATATCTCCAAACGTTGGCAGTGGGTCCAATATAGGTGCCAGAGTCACTTGTCCACCCAGCAAATGTATTGCCTGGAAGTCGAAATGTATCAAACCCTCCCTTTGTATCATCATATTTCTCTCTAAATTGATTTGCCACGCTGTCTGGTAAGTTTTCGTAGGTAAGTTCAAGCTCTAAATTATTTCGCCTATTGCCATAAAGACGCCGAATTTCAGCTCCATTATTGAGACGGAAAGTTTTAAGCGGCCATGGACCAAGATTTAGTGATCGAGAAGTGGGCGTGATGTCTGGAAGACTCATGATTAGTTTGCTTCGACGGTGAAACCAATTTGTCCACCGCGTACCACCTCATATGCAATTTTACTGTAATCTGTGCCGCCATAAAGAGGAAAATAACTGGCAGTAATCATTACCATTCCATCTTCATCTAACTGAAGAGATTCAACCGTGTACACTTCTTCCCTATTAATGTCTTTGCGAAGACAGAACATGGCATTGCGCTGATTAAAAGCCATTCCATCCTTTACCAAAATAGTTGTATCCTGCACATCTTGATTTGTCCTGTCCCATAAAAACACCGGGTGGTTTCCATCTGGAATTGGCTCAAAAGAAACAATGGTGCCACCAGCAAAGTTACCTTTGCGCGGATCATTTGCATTGTCATCTTGATCGTCTAAGATGACGCCATTATTTGCATCGGGATCAAAAATATTACTTTGCGTTACAACGCGAATGTAATCGCCTGGAGCCAATGCAATGCCATATGGCACAGCCTTGAAGCTAATAGTATGCGTAATATTTCTGCGTGAACTCAACAAATACTTGGCTGCCTGCTCTGCATGGATGCGTGAAGTAATGTGAGTGAAATCAAATTGCTCAATAGGAGCATCAGCTTGGTCGTTGTAGTAGACGACAATATTTTTTTCTTCCGGGAATTGATTCGTCTTTTCTTGCCTATAACGAATGGACGCCTTGAATGGTTTTCTGTCGTCAGCAGAAATGTGCTGCAGCTCAAAGGAGTCTTCAATAATATTGCCATCAGTAAACATTGCACGAATTGGCACGCTTACCAATGGTTCAATAGATCCAGTGCGCTGAGCGGGTAATGCCGGAGTAATAGCAATCTTCCCATTGCGAGTGGACAATGTGCATAGTAATGATGGGACGATGGAAGCAATAAAATCCCTAAGATTTTTAGGCTCCGTAATTACATCGTCGTAATACAAATAATTACTTTCAAGAAATTTTGCGGTTTCTTGAAAACTCTCTACATCAACCACTGAATCACCAACTAATCCTCCCATGCCAGCTTGCTTGTTGGTCAGCAAATAATACACAAGATCCGTAAATATATTCGACGGACCAACCGCGTAAGGCTTTCCAGTGCTCCTTACAAGCTCCACTTGAATGCCATTCTTTTGATATAAATGAAGCTGCTCCAACTGGCTCATGTTGCGTCCGCTGCGAATGCGAAGACCGGCCATTGCGCATCCTTCATAAGTGGGAATATTTGTTGGCGTAAGGCTTTCATTTACATATACCACTTCATGCTCCGGGCCATTGTCGCAACTCCTGCTAATTAAATCTCCATAGTGCGAAACTTCAGCGATGGCAGAATTACCTTCAAAAATACGTTCGTACTGCCCAGGTGCCACGGTTGCATTAGGCAGCTTTCCAGAGATGCCACGAGTAACTTCAAAATGAAAAACAACAGAATCAATAGGATTGATTAGTGATTTTGTAATCGTAAATACGTCTCCCTTGCTCCACTTAAAATTATTATCAGATGTGACATTAATTGGCCGAATATCAACAATGCGCCAAAACAAATCTCTGTCACCTGACGCAGTTCCTTTATACACTTGAATGTCCATTTTTAATGACATTTCCTTGGAGAGGCCACTCTTAGAAAGGGCAACACTAAACAAGTTTGCTTCTGGATTTGTGAAAGTGTAAATACTGCCCTCGCCAATGCCTCCCCATGGGATATCGGGAAATCCCTGTTCAGAAGCATTTGGATCGGCGTCCTTATTAATAGCCTTGCTAATTGCGTTGCTTAATTGGTTTGGAGATGCCGTACTTCCGTTGCTAAGCAATGTTGCGCGAACAAATTTTACGCCAATTTCGGTATCCGTATAATACTGAGCATCCTTATCAATATTTGTATTAATCAATTCATCATTAGTAGCAAAGCTGCTTATTTGATCCTTTGTTCCCTTGGTATAAACAGTGAAGGGACCATAAGGCGTCTGCTTTGTTTCTTGAGGCAAGAATGACGCCTCGGCGTTAAGCCTGAAACAATA